CCTCAATGCGCTGAACAGGGTCACCGACAAATCGAATGATCTTCTTCTCAATGTCATCCTGTCCACCAAACGGATCGAAGACATTTCCTTCGAAGTCCATAGACATTGAATTCATGGTGAAGTCTCTACGGCTTGCATCAACTTCCCAGTTAGTCGTGTATTCCACTTCAGCATGGCGACCATCAGTTTCGGCGTCAACACGAAGTGTGGTAACTTCATACTTCTCATCACCGACACACATAGTTATTGTGCCATGATCATACCCGGTTGCAATAGGACGGACCTTTGAATCACACATAGCGATCATCTGATCAGGCGTGGCTGTGGTAGCCATGTCTATGTCCTTCGGCACTTTACCAAGGAGAGCATCACGAACACAACCACCGACAAGGCGAAGCTCATAGCCATTCGATACGAAAAGCTCATTGAGGGTTCGCATGTCTTCAGTAAATACGAATGTGTTGCTAAGCATCAAACTTTCCTCTATACCACTTATTGAACCATGCTCTATCAGAAGCAGTGGTCTCCCGCCAAGGGTCTTGATTAACTCGTTTCAGCCCAATCTCTGTATCATATTCCACGGTCATAACTTCAGTGCTGGTGAATGATAGGCTGGTCTCTGTGATCAGAAAGTTTCCATTATCAGTCTTTGAGTAACTTAACATCATAATCTCCTACGATCTTGGGACAGAATTTGGTGAATACAACGTACCATCAGGACCGATACACCAAGCCTTTCGGTTCCCAATAACTTTAGACACTCCTGTAGCCTTAGATACAACAGTGTCGTTAGCTGGAGTTGTCGTGAGATGATGTGCTCTTGCCACACAAGCTGATGGGTTGTTAATTTGTTCAATCCTATAACTGAAAGGCTTCACCGGATTACCGGGAAGAAACAGCATCACGACAACGAGAAATTCACCTACCATATCACCACTCCATAACTTTGAACTGGTGAGAAACCCCAGTAGGACCAACATAAGACCAAGCTTGACGATCATGAAGTGTACATCCAGAAAGAATGAGCAAGCTAATCATCAATGCGGGAATCATCTTCAATATTGAAATATACAAATGGACCTCCATAGATACAACGGTTATCGGGATTTGTTTTTAGGTTTGAGTCTCGCCAACATTCGCTACATACCTTGCAGACAGTAGGAACATAACCATTTCTTTTCCAATCAAACAAAGCTTAAAGAGGGGTATTTCTACCCCTCTCCCCTAGTTAAGCTGCTTCAGCGAAAGCAACTGCCTTCTCAAGAGCAGCTTCTTTACGATCCCGGTTCACACCGTACCAAGCGGACTGCATCCGGGTATCTGCTTCGTGTCCCAGAAGGTGATCCGTCATGAACGTCACCGAATTGAACGCTGACCACCAAGAACCCTTTGCGAAGTCAGCACCCGGCTGAGTTTCGAGAATTTCGAAGGCAGTCTTCGAATTTCGGGAAACCTTTGCCTCTTCCCCATCCTTCGCCTTGGCGAGTGTCGGGAACACTTCGTTGAAGAATTCAACCACACTGGTGTCGTTATACCGCTTCGAAGCAAGGAACTGAGCAACTTCCCGATAAGTACCAAGCTTCTCCTGAGCAACACCCAAGGTCTTCTTGACATAATCAGGATCAAATGCTTTCCGATGGTTGACCTTAACCTGAGAATTCTTTTTCTGAGCATTCAGAGCAAGGCTCAGAGTATTGTTGCAAACCACCCGGATCGGAGTCATCCGAACATCGATTGCAGACCCGAACTTATGAGGATTGGTAAAGAGAAGATACTGATCAACAACATCATCCTTAACAACCTCAAACGATTCGTTGACCTTGGCAAGACCCCAGACAAGCTGCCCATCCTTCAAAGAACCAGCAGTGTGCATTTCCATGTCACCGGCCATCACGAATTCATTGAAGAACTGAAACGCTTCGCTGTTCTGGAGAGGAAACCAGCCATCACTGACAACATCAAGCACTGTACCGTCTGAAGAACGAACCAAAGCTTGTTTGTTCACCCGGTTGCCGGTAACGGTCTTCTGTTCACCAGCAAAATTGTAAAAGAGATCGGTACGCTCAACCGTCCAATCAAGACCAGCCTCTACAAGCATCTGATCCGGGGTAAGATCGGCAAGAACCTTCTTACCAAGACCATGCCAAGGAACTTGTCCAGCGTAGGCCATTGTTTCTACATTATGCGACATGATATATATTCCTTCATCTTATTAACTTATGATTTGAATATAGTCCTTTTGATAAAATAATGCAAGCGATATTTTTAAAAAAATCATTCAATATTTTCGATACCAACATGATCACAAAAAAGGTGTACCAATCCACGCTCTCTTCCGTAAGCTTCAATCTCCCACGGATATTCCCAATACGCTTTGTCGTCATCTTCCTCCCAAGTTGTCTTAGTCCATTCACCATGCCACTTGGACTTCATGTTCACACCTTCCATAAGCTCACCGTTAGCCCATTGTTTGATGTGCACACATTCATGAGCTATATCAGATAGCAGAAGAAACATATCTTCCCTCAGATGAAGGTTCATTGTGAACTCTCTTGGGCGATGGTTTCGATCTTCCCATATAACATCTGTCTGGAAATTCTTGTTGAAACAAACGTGGATAACAATCTTATCTAATACTCTTTTAGAAATAAAACGAGAAAGGCAGAATCGGATCATCTGCTTAGTTAGATTTCTTGTCATCCTGTTCTTTTTTGAGTGAGGAAGACCCCGTGTGTTTATTTGCATTCAGAATATTCCTGACATAATCTCTAAATCCGTCTTTGTGTTCCTTACTAGAATTTGTCCATCCTTTGTAGGCATCTCCATACCAAGGTGATGTCATGAAGGATCACTCTTTGATGGTAGCTTAAGTTTAAGATCAGAACCAGCAAATCCCACACAAACTCGATTTGGATAGTGTCCCTCAATACCCTTCAAGAAGGACAATGCTAAAAAGTACCCTTCCTTTGAAGTGTAGATCACCAATGGAGTTGAAAACAAATCTTCACCATAAACAATCTGTCTGAAATCGTTCTTTTCGATGAAGTCTAGGATTTTCATATGATCATCATAGCATATGGATTCTCTCTGCATGGTAGTTTTTGAAGAGGGGAATTCTTTAAAGAACTCCACTGCCTGTTCGTTACGTTCTTGAGCTAATGCAGCAGCGGAAAGAATTGTCAAACCCCACAAGGCTAGTAATGCCCATGCCATAATTCTGAAAGTTTTTGTTGTCATCAACCTCTCCCCTCTAATATTCTGTATCCAACTAAACATCGAGTGTGCTCCCACGATGCTTGGACTTGATTTCTCTCAGACGATCTTTGAAACCATCGTCTGTTTTGATCCGACCAAGACGTACAGGATCACCAACGCTAGGTGCTTTCACAATCTCGTGTTCGTAATCTGGATTTTTGGTCAAGAATTTTTGCAGTTCATCATACTTGCAAATCAACTCTTGAACCTCTTTTGTTTTCTTGTTCGCTACTGTGTACATTGGCATCTTTATAATGATCCTCTATTGTGTATGTCCCGCTCAAAATGATTGGGCTATTAAATCCGTCTTTGATTACCTCGATAATTTTATCATCTGCCAAAACATCAACCGTCTTTTGGGTACCATAAAAGATACCAGAGTCAAAGCCGCTCTTAAAGCCATTCTTGATACCCATAACATAAAATCTCCATGCGGCAAGAGCGATAACAACACCAACAACGAGAAGCTCAATAACAAACATATCAATCATTTTCTATCCATTCCTGATTACATCAGACAGATTATAGTCTGGACTCGATACTGTGTCAAGGTCTACATTGGTGTTTTTCTGAAATGGCTCAATATAAAATTCTCGATTAACAGTGTCTTCCATAGGGTATGTGAATATGAAATCCACCCAATCATATTTGGCACAAAACCAAGATAGGAACCGACACCTATTTTGGTTGTCATCAGGTGTTGCTCGTGTCTCTAATTCATAGTTGCTTGTTTTATCATAAACATTTTCAAGCGATGCTCGATCAGACATCAAAAAATCAAACCCGATACAAATCAGTTTAGTATGATCATCACGGATAGCAGCTTGCATAGCATTCATGCCAGCGTTAGATCGTCTTCGCGTAGAGCTGTACTCAACAGGTTCCCACATCTCATCTTCGGTTGGAACGATAAACCTATTCGAAGGAAAGGATGATGATTCAATTTCAGTGATCATCCCTTCATCGATAGCAATCAGAAAATGTGGAAGCTCAAAGTTGGGTTTGAAATCTCGATACAACGCATTGCATCCATAAACAACAAGATCATCTTCTTCATCTACAAGCTTAGCGATATCGAAGGTCTTTCGAGAAGGACCATTTCCCACAATAAGAGCTGTCATTATCTACCTTCATCCTTGGGAACCCAATCATCAATCTCACGCTTCTTGTTACTAAGCGTCTTTCGATAAATGAAGGGTCTCACTTCATCACGTTTACGTTTCGGCGTTGGGCTATACTTCGGATCATAATCATCATCGAAGTCTTGCTTTGCGCGACGAACTGTCTTACCCATTTTAAGTCTCTTTCTTGTCCCAGTGTGCAGAAATTGTTGGAAAAGCTTTAGCAGCAACGAACGCTGTGATTCCATCATAAGGCATATTACCATCTTTGATAGAAATAATCAAGGCCGCATCATCAGGATCAAGAGATTCTAGAAACTGGATGAACACCTGCTCCCGTTTTACCTGTGTCATGTTTGGGAACTTTGGTGATTTCACAAAGTACTCCAGCATGTGATGTTTAGCCAGAAGTGTAGCCTGTGAATCTGTGGACTTCTTCAAAGGTGTGTATGGTGGTGCTCCTTCTGGCAACAGCCACTCTACGGTTGGATCGAAGCAGTAACCCATAACAGCTTTCATTGCCTTGGAAGAAGAACCTCTCAATGCTTCGATCTTTCCATTGCGACCCTTAGCCTGTGAGATTCTCTCCAGTGCTTCTGCGATACCTTCTACCATTTTAAAACTCCTGTATGCTACCCAGCAATTTGCTAAGTTTCTTTTTGACAAAATAATTGAACAACTGTGAACGATCACGAACCTCAGCGTTCTCATATGTGGTTACGATTTCTTCTTGCAGTTCTTCTGGAATCATACTGAGATCGATAAGGTTTTTGTTTCTCTCATATCGCTGCTTCATCCCATCATCACAAAAAGCATCTAGTGGCATATCAATCCATTCTGCAAGCTTGGCCTTCATCATAGATATTTGACGAATCTTATCTACGAATGAGTTGTCCACCGACAGAAAATTCGGGATGCTATCGCTAGAGTCACCCCGCATAATGTGCTCATGCAAAAACTTCGTTGGGTTTGAAATTGTCACCATCTTCTTTTTCTTAGAATCATGGAGAGACACATTTCCGTACCTCAACAGTTGTCCAAAATCCTTATCACCTGATACCACCATGATCTTTTCATGGTTGGGTCCAACAAGACCCGTACACCCATATTTATTACAGATTGCACCAATAATGTCATCAGCTTCAGCTTTTTTTACCTGAATAACTTTGTATGGGAAAAACTTATCCAGCTCATCTTTGATGGTATCGATGATGGAATATATCACTGCCCAATCCAACCCTGTCTTTTCTCGTTCAGATGTCCGTTTAAATTTGTAGTACGGGAAAACATCTTTGCGCCAATATTCTCTGTCATCACAACAAATAACAAGCTCACCAAATTCCTTTGCGAACTTACCGCGATACATTCTGAGCGAATCCAAAATCATATGACGAACAATCCTTTCGTCTAGATTTTTTGGATCACTCATCATAACACTAGCAATAGCAATCGCTGAGAAATCAATTAAGATCATTGTGAACCCGAACCATCGAAGAATGCATCTGTCCATTCATCGATCACATCAATATGAGGATGGTCCATCTCTACTGATTTCCACAGAACTGACTGAATGCAGTAACCGATATACGATAGGCGTCTTGCAGTGTCTGTCTTAATCGGAAACCCATTAACCTGCATGTGACCTGCAAGACCTTTCATGTATGAGGTGATCACATCATCAAGATACTCCTTGATCTGATCTTCTGTGTATTGATCATGGATATCAGCATCAAGTGTAGGTGTCTTTGGTTGAGATTGAGACGGTTGCTTACGCACAATCTTATCCTCTGGGAATTTTAGGATTTTGTCATCTTCGCTCATTTCACTACCTTCACAATTATCATAGTTTTACTAATGCGTCCTGCCACTTCAATATCTTTGGTGTTAATCTCACCCATGAGTTTACGTAGCACAACCTTACCACCTTTGGACAAACGCTTGAGGACTTCTGGTGCTTTCTTAGCTCCAACACGTTTAGCCAAACTGGTTTCTGTATCATACCCTCTTATAACGGATCGGTCAACCTCTAATCCTGTGGATTTCATCGAGTTGTACATAATCAATTGTTGCGACGTTGTGTTGTATAGCCACACTTGTGATGCTCCAATGATCTTAACTGGGTCTTCACTTACCAACTTCAGTTCAGGATATTCTTGAAGGTAGTTCACCTTAGATACCTGTTTTGTGGCAGACACCTTCTTTTTCTTACGTGGTTTACGTGTCTTTTTCTTGTTGTCTGCCCACTTGTTAGAATCATCAACAATCAGTTGCAGGAACCTCAGCTCAGCTTTAATCTGTGTGGCGGTCATAAATGCATATGCTTCTTTCACCTGCTTATCGGTTTTGAACGCCTTAAGCTCTTCAATGAATGGCATATAGTATTGCGCCACACGAGTTGCGTGAATTGCAGCAATACCATTTTCTGAATAATAGTTGTATGGCATCCAATCTGTCTTATAATTATTCCCATAAAACAAATCTAGCTGCTCTTCAACGAGGGCAATTTGTTCACCAGAAGCTTCACGTGTTCGTGCTTGAATATCAGGTACTTCTGCCTTCACCTTTTTGACGACCCGCTTCTTAGTCTCTGGTTCTGAGTATTTTTGAATTACTTCTGCAAGCGTCTTGGCAAACCATTCATGGGTTTCATCAGGAAGAGTGCAGCCATTTGTTTTAAGTCTAGAAACCCATCCAAGCTGATTTGGTATCATTACTTGCTGTTTGATACTCTTAAGTTTTTCCTCTGTCTTCTGATCCACCCCACGTTTAAGGAATCGCACAGCATCTGCACGATCACAAAAATATGCGTACCAGTTGTACGCCTTTATCATATCGAGCTTCGACAACTCACCCGTAAACTGATCTTCAGTACCAGCAACACTTTCGCCAATGGCACGATCCTTTGTCTTAAGCATGTCACATCCTATTATTGCTCTGATATCCCATTATAGCATACTGGAAATATTAGTCAATCCCCTAATTTCTTTCAAACCAACCACTTTCATTCACATCCTCACCCTTCACCCACGCATAAGCCTCATCAAAAGACATGTTGACAATGCAATGCCAATGGCTTAAAGTGCTACCAGACCACGAAAAACCCCAACAATCCACACCGGGACCAACATTAACCATTCGTTCATTGAGAATCATTGTTGAAGGCGGGTGGTTGATTGTGGCATTGTGCCACACACCCTTATCCTTCGAATATTTGAAATCGTTTTTCTTATATCTTGTTGCCATATTATACACCACACCCCTCTAAAAACATTTTCCATTTTTCTGCAACAGTTTCCCAGTCATATGCAGCATTCGCATACACCTTCTGGAATTCTAATCTTGCGCTTGTATTTTCACTACGATGTTCTCTGATTGCTGCATCAAGCCACATAGCAAATCGGTTAGCATGTACACTAAGTTCTTCAGACCATGCATAAGGAACCCCCATACCACCCAAAGTCTCTGGAAGTGCTCCTATGGATGGATAGACAACATCACAGCCAGCAGACATAGCTTCAATAGCCGAAAGACATGAAGTCTCAAGCCAAATGCATGGATAGGCATAAATGTGTGCTTTTTGAAGAGCACCACGAACCTCTTCATTACTTACAGCACCATGATAAGTGATACCCGGATGGTTCATACATTGTTCAAACAGAGACTTGTATGGTATATCATTCTGATCTCTCCCGTAAATAGAGAAACTGGAATACACATCAAGATGAATGTCGTCACCATAATTTGCATACAGTTGTTCATAAACTGGAACAAGAATTTCAAGTCCACGATGGGGTGTTGTATGATAAATCAGGTTGATAGGACCATCTGGTTTCGTATGCTCTGGAATTGGAACAATACCATTCTTGATCACCAAACCACAATCGTATGGAACGCCAAGACACATATTATATGTCTGTTGCTGATAATTCGATACGAATACCAATGCCTCAAATCGTTCACGAGAAGCAGGATCGGCTAGATGCTGTGCTTCAGGATCATCCCAACAGTCATGTAGCCATAAGATAGACGGTTTATTCGGATCGACTTCCCGAACCCTTGAAGATATGATTTGCACTTTATCAAGCAGTTCTTCAGGCATGGAATTGAACAATCGTTCTCGCATAAGCTCAGTGCCACCACGAGAATTTTTCGCAGTACCATCGTTTGTCACACTACCGGATTTTTCATCAATGATATTGAGCTTCATTATTCCACACTGATCACGTTGTTGACAGTCACATAACGCCATTCGTTGATATCAAGATCGAACACGTTCAAGAGATGATCTGGAGAAGCTTTGCGTTCACTACTATCATCTGGAACCCATCCACCTTCCTTGATACGATCTATATTCAATGTACCACGAAGAACCCGTAAGCTGCCATCCTTCTTCTTGAATGTGATGGTGAATGGGTTTGCTCTAAGTGCTTCTTGGAGAAGCTCCTTCTTCACATTACCACCTTCCTGCAACTGACAGAACATGTGAAGTGACAATCTGGCAACTGATTTTGACCCATACGGACCACCAACATCATCGAATGGACTACAGAAATACCACCCATTGTCATCACAATAAAGCCAATTTTCTTCCCACTCCACCTGATCATCTATTTCACTCATTGAAATCTCCCTATAAAAAAGGGATACTGCTGTTACACAATATCCCTTTGTAAATTGGCACTCCCGGTAGGATTCGAACCTACAACCTACAGCTTAGAAGGCTGTTGCTCTATCCAGTTGAGCTACGGAAGCATTAATATTTGTTACACTCTAGCACACATTCGCTTATGTGTCAAGTGTACTATATACAAGTCATAAAGCCCTCTAACGACCTATATATAGTACATTACTTATACCAAGACATGGTTTTCATAAGCTGATGCACACTTTCATTATCAAGCCTATGGAAAACATATCCACATGTAGCCAAAGGAAATGTGTGAACCACATCTCCATCCCTAAGAGGGTATTCTGGGTCTACATACAATCCCTTACTGCAAGATACCTCTGGAACCAATCCAAGAACGTTGACAATGTTCTCTAATGAACCCCCATCACGAACAATCGTGGTCCCAGCGATACCATCTTCTGCCCACACATCCCTGTAAAGCTGACCAACACCTTTCTCAAACAGAGAAGTTGCATGTGATACCTGAGCCATAGCCTTACCGGGATTCATAGACTCAATATCTGTACGAACAAGGAAATTCAAAATATATACAGTATTAGACATCACGTTTCTCCATATCATTTAACCTGTCTTCAATTCGGTTTCGATTGATAATCATAGCAATCCTCTAATTTTGGTGTCTAGCCCCGGACTCGAACCGGGAAGCGCCTGAGTTTGAATCAAGCAGGTATACCAATTCCCTTCAGCTAGACTTAATTGATCTGTTCCATTGTAAGAGAGTATCCAAATACTGCTCCAGTGTCAATGTATTTTGTGTTACCAGCAAATGTTGGCTCTGCTACTGGTGTGTGCCCATGATATGTCCGAAAAACGTTGGCACATTTCGGACGCATTGGGTCTTTGTTTGGATTTTTTGCATTATGCCAATTGATAACCTTACGAACTATCTCACGATTCCACACCATATCCATGTAGATTGATTCAGGTAGAGTTTCAATCTCTGCCCAATCTGAAGGTGGTTCTGCATGAGTGATACCAACATCACCCATAGAAGTTTCAACCGTGATTGCAAATGGCATCTTGTTGATACGATCAACCCATTTTCTCTTCGTGAGATCATCAATGGTTTTGATCCATTCACCGCCATTGATGAAATAGTTATCCAAGTCCCAAGTACTTTGTGCGGCACTAGCAAACATAAGCTCATGGTTACCCTTAACGGCATGAAACCAAGTCTCATCGAGCAATTCAAGACAACCAAGGCTATCAGGTCCACGATCAACAAGATCACCGACACTGAAAATACGATCAATATCTTTATCGAAGGAGACCTCTGACATCTTTACCAAAAGCATATCTTTACAGCCATGAAGATCACCGATTACAAAGTCACGGCCATTTTCATTCAGTTCAAACTTTTGGTGTACTAATTTTCTATCAAAAAAATCATGTGTTAACATTTATAACTCCAATTATCAAAGTTCTAGAGACTATGCAGCCCCTAGAACCTTAATCTCAGCATGCCATTTACCGATAAAATCTCTCCAGCTTTCGTGTCGAATTTTGACAGGGAATTTCTTTCGAGAATCTACCATCTCCCAGTATGTTGGCGCGTAAAGACGAGCCTTTGGAACCCACTCACCAACAGGTTTCTTGTTGCCCTTACGATGGTTACAAGAATCACATGCAGCAACAATGTTTTCCCAAGTTGTCTCACCACCCATCCACTGTGGAATTACGTGGTCATAAGTTGTTGTCGAAATTGTAATAGGTCGCTCACAATAAGCACACAAACCATGATCCCGATAGAAGAGTGTTTTGCGCTTTAGAGCAACCGAAGTGTCTCTTACAAAACCTTCATTAGAATTTCGAGCAATCACTGCTGGCCAATTCATTTTAAGATTCTTTGTCTGAATTGCTCTATCGTATTCAGTCACCACATGGCAAGTGCCATTTAGTACCCTTGTGATAGCATCCTCAGCCGGAATGTCTTCAGGATCAGGGAAAATCTTCATTGGTTGGTATCCAGCATCAAGCACAAGAGTGCGTAATCCGATCAATCCTTTGTCCATAACTTCCCCCTTTCTTCTGTCAGGGTGGGATTCGAACCCACGTCTCAGGATTAAGAGTCCCGCACTAAACCAACTCAGCTACCGGTCCATTGTCACTTATATTTATCCCGCAAAACCGGAATAATTTCATAAATTTTCTCTCCAGATTGAAGCTTATCGACACATTCATAAACACCTAAACTGTCGAAATCTTCGGTAAGCTGCACATTACACATACGGAAATACCTGATTGTGTCTTTTTGCTCTTGCAAAAACATGATCGACGTAACCAAAAAAGAGAAAAAACAAAAAAACAAAACAGCAGCAACAAAACCATACAAAGAAATGTCTGGAAATCTCATCATTCAGCTCCTAAAATTTTCAACGCTTTGTTATACTTTTCAATAGCAGAAACCTTGTGAGGATAATTTTTGATCAAATCTGCCCGATTGTAAACCGTGTCTGCAATCTTCACGACAAGAGCATAATCATTAACTTTCACTCGATCAAGGTACTCCCAGTAATCGTCACCCTTCTCTTTACTGATAGCATCAACTGCTTCAACAATGAATTCAGGGAAGTTCTCACGAAGATCGTCTAGCGTTATTGGTGTATCTTCCACAACATCATGCAGAAGAGCAACCACAACATACTCACCGCCATATTGACGGACTGCATTAGCAACACCTCGCGGGTGAGTAATATAGGGAGAATTGTCCCAACGGGTTTGCCCCTTGTGAGCAGACTCAGCGATTTTATCAGCTAATTGAATTAGGTTTTCTTCGTACATAAGAACTCTTTCTTTGTTACCCTCTAAACATAGGGTATACAGATAATAATGTCAACACTAAAATGAAAATAGTGTAACCTCAACTGGTTACACTATTTAAGTGAATATCCGGTTACTATGTGAACAATTGATAAACCTTAAACATCGCAACGATCACACGCTATGGCGAAATAGTCAGGATCACGTTCTATGCCTACAAAGCGGCGGTTTGTGTTCTGACAAGCAACGCCTGTCGCTGTTCAGCGTCTTTCCCATTTAGGCCGCCATTTCGTCAGGCTTGGGAAAGCTCAGTAGTAGGTCGCGATAGTAGGCATACTGCTTTTCGCGCAGCTCGATTTCGCGTGTCAGGCATTCGGTGAGTGAATTTGCCAGAGAGTCGAATTTGTTGAGAATGGCGACGATGCGAACCTGTTCATCAAGAGATTTCTGAGGGTCGTCTGGGAATGGAATTGGCACACGAACTTGCTTCAGCGTGTTTGCGTTGAACTGTGGTTGTCCCCCGCCTGAAACCAGCCTGTTCGCCTGACTCCAGAACATATCACTTTGGGCGAAGTGCCAATAATACTTGGTGTCGATAATCTCACCATATAGATCGAGTTTTATCAGGAACCCTGCAAATATCGCGGGGTAACTTTCATCGAAAATCATTGTTTTCCCAAAAGTAGCTCCGGTTCGGGCCATAAGTAGGTCGCCCCTCTTCAGAAGATACTTTCTGTTCTCTCTGTTAACTGAAACAAATTTTTTCTCATCAGCGATTAGCTTCCCATTGGTTCCAATGTCGGTAATCCTGATGAACCGAGCATCACCGTGGGCTTCGGCTACAGCGGCGTAGCCATAGGTGAACCTGCCGATCTCCTCCAGCGTCTTCCACTCGACTTCATCTTCCTCAAAAGTCAGGAGCTGATCGCGGTCGTGGTTGTATTGTGTTTTGCGGGCGGTAAGTTCGGCGGTAAGTTCGGCGGTAAGTTCGGCGGTAAGTTCGGTGAAGGTATCGAGTATCCGCACAATCTTCGCCTGTATCGCCAGCGACTTCTCCGGATCATCGGGGAATGGGATGGGGACAGTGATCTGAACCAAATTCCCTTTCGTCAGTTTTGCCCGCTCTTTGCTCGACAAGAAAGGAAGGAAGTTGGTGGTCGTCAAACAGTGGAAAAGGAACCGCGTATCGACCGCGTCCGTTCCTCGCACAACGTGAACATGGTTGTTGGCCCAGAAATTACCGGAGACATATTGGATAGAGTAGTTTTCGAGATTTGCTGAACCATCCTCGGCGATGAGGACATATTCGCCGCTATGGGTGTGACCGTCAACGTAGTCCTGAATGTTGTTCGCACCGTAGTAGGGAATTTTTCCGGCTGCGCGCAAAGAGGCTTTGACCGGCCTGCGCGCGCTATTTGCGATCTCGAAAAAGTTGTCATGCCCCAAAGGCACCCACTCAACTTCAGCCCCATCTAGCAGCTTTTCCAAAAAGCTCGTCGCGCTCACGCGTGAATCTCCGCAATGATAGCATCGATGTCGATGCGTAGCTGATTGATCCGTTCCACGGTGGTGCTGATCTCCTTATTCAGCTCATCAATGTTGACGATCTCGCGCGTATCACGCGGCTCGACATAGGAACTGACCGAAAGGTTGTAGCCGCGCTCCACAATGGTCTCATAGGGCACTGAGGCGGCGACATGATCGACGTCTTCCTTCGTATCGAACATCTCCATTACATTGGCGATGTGATCGTCCGTCATCAGATTGGTTTTCGTGGCCTTCTTGAAAAACTCTTCGCCGCTGGCGTCGATGAATTGGATGGCCGTGTCGGTTTTGTTCTTAGCCAATACCAGTATCGTCACGGCGATGGTCGTGCCGTAAAAGAGGTTGGACGCAAGGGCGATCACCGTCTCGACGTAGTTGTTATCGACCAGATATTGGCGAATCTTCTTTTCCGCCCCGTCGCGATAGAAGATTCCCGGGAAGCAAACGATTGCCGCACGGCCCTTAGCAGACAGATAGCTCAGCGCATGGAGCACAAAGGCAAAGTCGGCCTTTGATTTGGGTGCCAGCACGCCTGCCGGGGCAAAACGATCATCATTGATCAGGGTCGGATCATCCGAGCCGATCCACTTCACCGAATAGGGCGGGTTGGAGACGATTGCGTCAAAGGGCTCGTCGTCCTGAAAATACGGCTGGGTGAGCGTATCGCCTCGCTGGATGTTAAACTTGTCGTAGTTGATGTTGTGCAGGAGCATGTTCATGCGGGCGAGGTTGTAGGTCGTGTGGTTGATCTCCTGCCCGAAGAAACCCTCTTCGATGATATGCGCGTCGAAGTGCTTCTTGGCTTGCAGTAGCAGGGAGCCGGAGCCGCAGGCCGGGTCGTAAATCTTGTTAACCTTTTCCTGCCCATGCATGGCGAGCTGGGCGATGAGCTTTGAGACATGTTGCGGGGTGAAAAACTCCCCGCCGGACTTGCCCGCATTGGCGGCGTAATTCGAGATCAGGAATTCGTAGGCATCGCCGAACAGGTCAATCTGGCTGTTGTGGAAGTCCCCGAAATCCAGCTCCGCAACGCGCTTCAGCACTTTCGCCACGCGGCTGTTCTTCTCCGTTACCGTATTCCCAAGCCGCGTGCTGGTTGTGTCGAAGTCGGCGAACAGGCCCTTGATGTCCAGCTCAGAGGGGTAGCCATTGGCGGAGGATTCGATTGCTGAAAAAGCCCCGGCCAGATCGGTGTTCAGGCTGTTATTCGTGTTGGCGTCTTTCGCCACATTGGCGAACAGCTGGCTGGGATAGATGAAATAGCCCTTGGTTTTAATGGCGTCATCCTTGATGTCATCGGTGACGACATCGTCGGGAAGACCAGCATAATTGATGCTCTCGTCATCCGCCTCGATATAGGCAGCGAAATTCTCGCTGATAAAGCGATAGAAGAGCGTACCCAAGACATATTGCTTGAAGTCCCAACCATCGACCGCGCCGCGCACATCGTTCGCTATCGCCCAGATTAGCCGCTGTAACTCGGCGCGTTGCTCTTGGCCCGTCATATCTTCTTATCCTTCTTCGAGCTGGTCTCGCGGTTGATGTAACAAAGGCCAACACAGGAGATTGGTGTGAGTTTCATTTTGGTTTTCATATTCACTGTTTCATCCTCAATTGAATTTCAAAATTTCCTCAGTATACACCTGAAGATATTAAATTACAAGTTTTAATTTGGTACCCCCTAAGAGAATCGAACTCTTGTTTCTGGATTGAGAACCCAGCGTCCTAACCGCTAGACGAAGGGGGCAAGACGCCCATTTTTTCCCATAATTTGTAGCATGTATTTCTCTATTCAGAGCATCTTTTGGCGAAGTGCCACTCATTTTCAAAACAAAATACTGATACACATGCAACCATTCGTGAACAATTAAATAATTGTGACGTTCATGGGGCATTCCCTTAACCATCTGAATTCTAGCATATGCTGGTATCCAAGCATGAGAGTAACTAGCCTCATTACCCGATACATAAAACGGATTTTTCCCAACAAACTCATTGTATCGCTTTGAGTCTTTATCAAGATCACCTCTATCCACATATATCAGTGGAATGTCAAAGGATATCTCTTCAACCCCAAGCAAAAAAGCGGCGCATGAACGAGCTTCACTAGACGTTAGGTATTCATCTCCTAAGAGCCTATCATTAGTCTGTGCACATGCTGCAAGGGCAATGAGAAATAAAGCTGTTAGAAAGTTTCTCACTCTATCCTCTCACGATCTTCGCTCTGCGAAGATACTCATTACGGGGTTCATCTACCACATACTCCCAAGGAGCATTGGCGCTTTCAAAAGAGTATAGCAACTCTGCTAATTCATCAAGGGCTTTCTCAGCCGCTTCAATCAATATAATTCATGTGTTGATTAATGTCAAGATATTTTTGAAATAAAATTGGTGCCGGTAGAGGGAGTTGAACCCCCATGCTCTAAGAGCCGTGAATTTTAAGTCCACTGTGTATACCAATTCCAACCATACCGGCAATTTGGTAGGCGCACATGGAGTCGAACCATGCCGTGAACAGTCATCAACTGCCAATTAAGGGGATATAAGACCCTCCCGCACACCAGTGCTTACGCCCATTTTTGGTAGCTCCACACGGAATCGAACCGTGTCATCGTCCGCATGAAGGACAAGTCTACCCAGTAGCAGAGCCGTTATCAGAAACTATTTATAATCAAAATTAGAGGATGTTTCTCTTATAAGTATAGGTGTCGATCACGATGCATCAACATCTACCGACTCTAGAAACTTAGGGAGTTCCAGCTTATGATCTATTTATACAAATTGTAGAGAACTATCTCCCCACTAGAGGGATCATCTTCAGTTATGTCGATATATGCCAACTCTGGAAGACAAATGAATCGTGTTCCAAATATGTTGACATCTACACCATAGTGAAAATGTCCGTGCAGCCAAATTTCAGGTTTGTGAATTGTGAACGCCTGTTGGAAGGCGTCCCTTGTACTTGAAGGATACTGACCGGCAACATAGAATGGAAACACATGCCGCGCAACCTCTTCTGGACACTCATGAGTTACCATGATTCTTGGCTTAACCTCTTCGTATGTATCGATCATTCTATTCAGAGCAGGATACGAAAGCTCTTCATCATCCCACCAATCAATTCCCGGAGTACGATAATCCTTATCGATACTGTAAGCACCACCAACAAACATGTTATCACCTTCAACAGTACAATCTGCAATCCAGTTAGGATGCTTTGCACACACAGCAGGGTTGTCATGGTTTCCACGAATGAATCTATGGCCTTCAGGGAACACTGGATCACTTGGGAACCCTACAATTGGGCCATTGTCGTATGGCTCTGATCCATAAGGACGAAAGCCTACACCGAAATCACCAACCTGAATTGACTCACCACAATCGGCAATGATCTCTTTGTAACCATCCCACTTCCCGTGGACATCACCGATATAACGCATTGTTAAGTCTCCGTTTTATCACTATTGCTAAGGTTCTCCAAAATGGAGACAGCCAAAGATACATCAGCCGGATCAAGATACAACCACTTCGAACCAGCATCTTCATTTTTGAAACAAAGTGCTTTGCTAAGACGATTAGCTAAACCCTTAACGTCTATTTCAACATACATCTTCATCATAAATACCTCATAAAATTGGTGCACCGGTTGGGAAGTTCGGATCGTTTTCCGTAAGTTCCTGATATTCGAGGTGGGGAAGTTCCCATTCACGCTTGCGGAACGTGTAGTAGCTCTCAGTGAACTTCTTTAGCAGGGACAGTGCGATTTCTTCCCAAAGTTGGACCTTCTCGAATGAGTCACAGGCCAGCTCTTCGGCCGGAATGAGAAGCTGATACCAGCTCTGGTCGGCAAGCAGACTGGCAATCCCTGCTGCAGATAAGTTGAGATTGTACCAGCCACGCTCCGCCTTGAATCGCTCTAGCTCGAAATAGAGCCGATCGAAGTTGAGGAACGCGATATGTCTTGCGTTCAGATGGGCCTGGTTCGGCACAGCCTCGACATCGCCACCGGCGATCCCACCCGATTTCATGGCTTGGATTTTCGGATACCAGTTCAGAACAACCTGGTTCTTTTGAAGATATGCCGTCGCCTCTTCCTTAGCAGGATCGGGCTTCGACAGGGTCGGGATCGGTCCTAATCGCCGGAACGCGTCTCCGAACTCGGTGCTAACGCCGTTGATTGTGTTCTTGAGGCGGATCATTTTGAGCTTCTGGGTTCCCAGGTTTTTGATGATCGGCAGCATGAATTCTTCACGGTCATCGTTGACCGGCAGACCTTCCTCTTCCAGGAAATCCCGGAACTGGGCCATATAGCCCGCTCGAATTCCGAAGATCGAAAGCGTTTCCAGCACGTCGATGTGCTTTGGACGCTCCACATCATCCGGCAATTGCGCCTTACCGCTACGTTTCAAGCTTAAACCGTAGCCCTTGAACCGGACGCCGCGGCCGAAGAGCTGAATGATCTGCGAGCCTTCCGTCTGGCCGACATTCATCAAGCCCATGGTGCTCACGCGCCAGCTGTTCCAGCCCTCGGTGAACTTCTTTGAGCCGATCAGCAGGTTGACGGTCGATAGCGGCGTGTTGATCGCATGGAAGAGCGAGCCCGCGAACTCGCTGTCCTGCGTGGCGATCCCGTTATCTTCACACAGTTTGACCAGCTTGGCGTCGTCGCCCACGTTGATCACGCCGAAGGGATCGTTGTCGCCGACGCGTAGCGCGATTTCGCCGGTTGCACCCTTCAGATTCTCGACATGGAGCGCACCTCCGCCAGCGGCGTTGAACAAGATCGCGAGCGTTTCATCGAAGACCTGCGCGGCCGAAAGATCGAGCGTGTTGATGTAGGTAAAGCGGCTTGCGAAAAGATTCTTCCCGCCAGCGGTGACAAGGCCCTGACTAAGGACGCGCGCGATGCATTCGACACTCGCGGAGCGATCGGACACATACCGCGATAGAAACTTCAGGATCTCGATGATGTCGGATGCATCGCGCGATGCAAGCGTCTTAGTCACTCTGCCGCCGACAAAAATCCAGAGCGGCTTGTCAATGTTGAATGGGCGGAACGCGAAGCCCTGCTCCTTGTAGAGCCGCTGCTGCTGAAAGAAGGCGAGAAGGCAGGCGACCAGATATGCGTCGAGATGGTTGGCCTGCGTTCCCTCGTCGAGATTGAGGATCTGGTAGTCCTTCCCGAACCCGTCACCGTAAAAGTAGCGGTAGGAGTAGTCGAACAGGATGCTCTTGGCATAGGTGTTGGTGAGCGCCCGGCTCCCCTTCACCGCCTGCCCGAAGGTCGCCGAATATTCGAACGAGAAGCCCTTCTCGCAGAGCGCGTTGCGAAAGCGCATCCAGGCGCCTTCCTCGCCGCCCGACGCGCCGCGGTGACCTTCGTCAACCAGCACGAGATTGTTGCCCTCGAAGGCATCAATGGCAATAGTCTTGTCGCCCATCTCGTCCTTGAGCTTGTGGATGTCGAGGATCTCGATACGCTGTCCGGTGAAAAGCCCGGTGCCGACCTTCTGGAATAGCTCGGCTGCCAGGCCCGCTGCCTCGAATTCCCGCAAATGCTGCTGGCTGAGTCCCTCGTTGGGCGTCAGCAGAATGATACGGTTTAGGTCGCGGCGCCGCCCGTGTTTGTCGAGATAGAACTGGTACTGCAGGATGTTGGCATGCATCAGCAGCGTCTTGCCGCTGCCGGTCGCGCTCCAATAGGCGACCTTATTGATCTGTGACCACGCCTCGCCGTCTTCCTTGAAGGGCGTAATGTGGTCAGACTCGGGCTTGTCAGCATTGCAAGTGGCGACCTGCTCGTTGATCGCTTTCAGCAAGGCGGCCGGATCGCTGAAATAGTGATCGAGATAGATCTCGGTGAAGAGCAGCGTCAGGTACTGGAAATACTTCCAGACGATCGGCGCTTCGCCGCGCGTGATGCGGCGCTCGTTCAGG